AACCTTGATGTTAAAGGTATCGCCGAGGCTTCTAAAAACTCAGGTATCTCCGTCCTTGTAATTGTTTCATCAGTTGCCATTAAACTCTAGCCTCCAAGTTATTCATTAGATTATACATTCTTTTTGCACCTTTGTTAACACTTCCTCCGCCTGCAGCTCTTACTGCATCAGCGGTCATTACAAATTCATTTTTTGATAATCTTGCAGGTACATCGTCGGCTTTTTCTTTTGCACCTAAAGGTACAAAACCACCGCCTCGTAAATCCATTTCAGCAGGCATACCACCCATTTTTAAGTTCATGATACCACCGTTTTTCATAAAAAAAAGATCAGGTCTTTCAGGATCATAGTATCTGCCTTTATTTTCTGGATCTCTTTCATCATCACGTTCTGCTTCATCTAAAAGTTTATTCAATTCTTTCATTATCTTTTTTTTGCCTTTAGGAAATTTATCAAAAGGAAAAAGATATTTTAAAATACTATCAGGATCTATTATATCTCCTACTGTTTTAGAACGTTCTTCTTCACCATATCCTGGTCTAGCATCTTTTTCATTTTTTGCTTCTTTTATTGCGTTTAAAAAAAATTCACTGGTTCGTCCACCAAAAGGAATAGTAGGGGAATAATCAGTGCCACCTTCTGCATATTTAATACGTCCACCGTCTGCAAATCTGCTACCTTCTTCTTTTTGTTCTTTTTTTTGTTTTTTTATTGTATCTTGAAAATCTTCCAACATAAATTTATCCAAGAGAGTATCGCCTACATTCATTGGAACGGGAGAGTCATATTGTAATAAATCCTCTTTAGCCCTCTCACCAGGTGTGCGATTGCTTTTTTCTCTAGCATCCATAATTTGATCAATCATATCATCACTCATAGAACCTTCGGGCGGATTATCTAATTCCATACCAATACGCATTTTAAACTCTTCTAATTCTTGCATGGCTTGTTTTGTAGCCATCTCATCTGCTTTTTGCATTTGTTCCATACTATAAGCACCGGTTCCCGCTTCGGCATCAAACATACCACTAAGTATTTCTTTTTTACGTTCTTCAAACATTTTGTTTAAAACTTCTTCACTAGGTTCAGCTTTTAATAACTTAGCAATAAAACTTTTTACAGGACCACCACCGATGCTATAACCAATACGTCCGCCGTTTGCTTTACCTTGACTAAATAAACCTTCGTATATTTCTATAATTTCATCGTCTGTTTTATCGTCTAAATCTTTTCCACCGAAACCACCACCACCGGCGTCTATAATTTGATTTTTCATTATACGAATTTTAATGGCTTGCATGGAATCACCTAATGTTCCACTACCACCACTGGAAAAACCAACGCGGCCTCCATTTTGATAACCTGCATTACTTAGTGCCTCATCTATTTCAGACTGACTAAATCCTGCTAGTCCCATGTATCTTGTAATGTAATCTATTCTTGATTGTCTATCCGCAGCGGAATCAGCTTCTCTACCGGCCATCTCTTCTTCGTATTTTCTTTGCGCTTCTTCTGCTGCGTCGTACGCGGCTATTGATCCACCTGTTGTAGTTGCAACACTAAGAGGTGTTGTTAAATCTGATAATTTAGACATATTAGTAACATCTGGAGCTATAGCTTCTCCTATTTCACTTTTTATATTTTGAAAACCTGTTTTTGGTCCTATCATATTAGGATCACCTTTTAAATATTGTCCACCACCACCCATTAAAGCAGCTATACCTACATTCCTAGCATCAATTTTACCACTTGTAAGTAAATCAGTTGCAGCGGAAGTAAGTCCAGAAGTAAGAGCTCTTCCACCAATAGGACCTAGTGCGCTCATAATACCTGATCCAAGAGCAGATTTACCAATAAGAGAACCAACAAGAGGTCCACCAAACATAGAAGCTGCGATAGGTAAGATAGGTTGTATTTCTTTTGGTATGACTCTTTTGATAGCTTTACTTATTGATCCCATAATGTTCCTTTGTGTATCTAGTTACAGTTCTTGTAATAACTTCATCATCACTTACACGAAGCCATTTTACAGGTTTATTATATCCTAGTAAATTAGTAAAGTATTGTTTGGTCCATTTCATAACAGATTTAACATCATCAATACAGATTGTATCGACGTGCCAGGGGATGTCTCCACTATTGTAATCTTCAGGGTTTAGTTCTGCGGTTGTCATAAATCTTTTCTCTGCATCCTTGTTTAAAAATGCCCAATTCGTAAAAGCAAAAGGTAAACCATTTTTGTAGTGAACCTTGTATTGATTCAAATCTACGGATGGGGCGATGTGTTCTAGCACGTCCTCGAACGTGTGATCTTTATAGCGAGGAAACGACTTATAAAGTCCGAAAGCTACCGTAATATCGTATAATTTACCAGTATCTATCATAAATACATTACTTTTTTTTGCCTCAAAAATCAACTGTTCATCCTATGATTCAGATGAAACATCTGGTAATTTAGCCACTTTTATATTGACACTTCTAGATATATCTTCTTGTTTTGTGTCAGTGCTTGGGTTGTTGACATCGTCCTCAGCTTCTTTGTCAGATTTATATTCAACGTTTGTTTTAAGATTTTTGACTGTTACTTCAGTTTCAATCTCAACGTCTTTTATGACTGTGCCGTTGACTATCGCGTCGGTCTTGCCTTTTTCTACGAAAGATACCATTTTACCTCCTTAATCTCTGCTTATTTCTAATATTGAAACGACCACATGTAATCTGTTAGCGGTCGCAGCTTGTGCCTTCAATACTTCACTTTCTAGAAGAACCAAAGGTTGTGTTAATAATTCGTTAGTAGCTTTTGCAGATATGGCTTTTTCTTTGAACAAACTAAATACTGCGTCTGCTGCATCTGTGATTGTCAAAGTAACTGTATCTGCATTGTTACTATCTTCCGAAACTAAAATAGATTTTATAATCGCTCTTGAATTACTAGGAGCTGTATAAATTGTAGTATTGTTAGTAGTTGTTAAATCTACTTTTGCATTTTTATATATATTAGCCACTTACAAACCAAGAGAATCTCTCTTGCTCCTGTTTGATTTCGTCCAGATAAGTAGAGTTTAACTGTTCTATGATTGTAGTTATAGACCTGTTTATCTGCTTTTGATTAGACGTATCATATTCTTCTTTTGGTTCTGGTATTTTAACATTTATTTTTGCCATTATCTACCTCCGTCTGCTTGCACATCTAAACTGAATGTACCAAATCTCCAGCTTTGATCAATGTCATCGTTTTCTATTTTAATATTTATATATCGACCACGAGCTCGTGTGTCTTTTTTAGTTGTATCAGATGTAATAGAGAAAGGACTTAAACCTGTTGATGAATCATCTTGTGACGGAAAACGTTTCACGGCCAACGTTACTTTAGCCGTGCCTTCCAATGATTTAAAATCAGGTATAAAACGACGAACAGATAAAAACTTATCTCCTTCTGTGCCCTGTCCCTCTAAATCAAAGTCATATGATTTTACAAAAGAACTAATCGCGGTGCTCGATCCGTCAGTATTGATTTGATTATTACCAACCTCGTGTTCAAAATACGTTGTACCACCTAGTCCAGTAACACCTTGTATTGTTGGAAAAGTTCCTGTGTCGCTAGATGCATAAGATGTTGCGTAAGGTTTAGGATAGATTTTAGAATCCATCCATGATGTACGACCTTCTGTGCTAGTATACCAAATACCGCCAGGGACCTGTGATCCCATAGACTCTAAGTAATTGTATGCAACTAATCTATCGTTAAAATTCTCACCTGATGAAGGATACCACCAGATAATCTCTGTAAACAAATTATTAACACCTGCAGTAATCTGTTGTCCTTTGGTTAAATCAATGTCGTCATAAACAAAGTCTTCGACGGAACAAGGTAGTGACTTAACTGTACCATCGAATAAAAAGAATCCATTATTACTCATCCAATAAGCAACACCGTCTATTTCAACAGCTGCATTCTTACCAATCAAACCACAGTTTGTGCCTACTTGTTCAAAACCAAATGTAAAAGGAGCACCAATAAATTTCATAGTATACAAAGCGGTATCGGTCCATATCAAAATTGTTTCTTTTGCTTTCAAAGCACCAACTATTTTTGTTCCGTCTTGTAATCGTTGTGTACCAGCGGCGTTAATAGCAGAAGGTGTAAAAGTGTTAATATCTTCTTGATCAGAAAAACGAATAAACATGTCGTCTTGTGTTGTTGTTGTGCCTATTGTTGTTTCTGTACCAAAGTGAATTAAATGTCTTGTGGTAGGTGATATCAATGTAGCTCTTGATGCAGTTGGGTTATTAGAAGTAGAAAAACTAGAAGTGCTTGTTGATGCTCTATTAGACGTGGCACTTGTAGCTCCAGAATTCCATGTAAAAGTTTTTCCGTTTGCAATTGTTGCAACTAATACTTGACCAAAATTATCTAAGGACCATAGACCTGGTTCTAGTTGTACTTGATCAGCTTTCACAGCCACACCCCATCCACCAAAATCAGATGCATCGGTAGCAGTAGCACCATCACTATGTGTTGCTGCAGTGCTTCCAAGAGCTCCTCTTGTGCAACCTGTTAAATCGTTTGTGGACTTACCTGTGTAAGTAATAAGTTCTGAGTCTACCAAAATCGTTCCTGCCGTAGGAAAAGATGCAGCGCTTGTTAAAGTAATCGTTGTTTCTGATGCATCCAAAGCTTCATTAACTGTTGTTGCTGTTGCAGAATCAACGGTGCCACCCCAATTACCAACACCCCAACCATAACCATAGGTTTGTTCTCTTGGACCAACAGTTTCATAAAACTTACAAGTAATAGAACCACCCGTAGAAACTGTAGCTGTAGCAGCTGCGGTTGATGTAATTGTAAAAGTTGTTGTACTAGGTGCTGTAATAATTTGAAATTTAACATCTTCAAAGTTAGATGCACTAAGACCTGTACCACTCGGTAAAGTAACACTATCTAATTGCACGATGTCCCCGGCTTTTGCTCCATGAGCAGAACTTGTGGTAATTGTAACAGAGGCTGATTCATCAGTGGTAGCCATTGTTGAAGAAGTCAAAGAACTTCTTATTGGTGTAATATCAAATAGTTGACCTTCAAAGTATAATAATAAGAACTTGTCCGTTCCGAGGGCCACGTACCTATTACCATCTAAATCTGTAAACGGGTGTTGGTTTCTTACAACACCTACTATTTTATCTGTTAAAAGAGAAGACCAACCCCCTACCTTTTCAGGTAGACCATAACGAAATCGTACATTATTAGAATCTACAAAACGACGTTCTGCACCTTTGGTGGTATCTTGTTTGTCTATCCCAGGTAAAAAATCTAAGGTGATGAGAGCCATTTACTCTCCTTAAATTTTATCTTTATATGACCAACCACGAGTCGAGTTCAAGAAGACTAAGGTAAAAGCCTCTCCATTTGTTGAGACGGTTAAGTTAGCTGCAGAGCCGTTAATATTAGAACCATTTCTTGCGATTGTTAAATTGTTAGAACCAAAGGAACCTTTTGCATCTATAAAAGTAACTTGATCACCAACACTAGGAGATGCCGGTAATGTCACTTGTCTAGTCGCGGCGCTCGTATCAATAATCAATTGATCATTATTCACCGCTGTATAATTTCTATCAATAGAGTGATAACCTTTTTCTACCGCTAATTGAACGATGTTTGTTCCGTCAGAATATACTAACATCTTAGAACCAACGGGCATGACAACACCTGATCCCGATGCAGTTTTAAAAGTTAGAGTATAGTCACTTGTACTTCTTGTTGTACCATCTTCTATTAAATAAATTTTTTCAATCGAATCAGGTACAGTCACACTTCTATTTGCTGCTAAAGTGCCTGTAAACTTAATAGTCATGTTTCGTCAATTAGACGATGCGCCATTACTAATAGATAGGGCCTGATCTGATGAGGCCACATTTAAGGATAGAAAACCACCAACAGCTTCTTCTACTAATTGTAGATTGGTGTTAGTTGTAGATCCCCATAAACCTGCTTTTTCACCTGTGGTGATTAATTCGAATTTTTGTGATGTTGAAAATGTT